GAAGATCCTCGGCGAGATACCAGTAGTCGTGCCCGTTTCGACGGCGGCACTTGCACAACCCGTCTCCGTATTCGGCGCAGACCAGAATGTCTTGGCGGGCCAGGCGGGCGCGTTCGGTGATAGTGAGCCTCATGCCGGCACCTCCTCTCGGGTCACGGTGGCGATCTCGTTGCCACGCACTACCCAATGGTCCTCGGCCACCACCCCGTCATCGGCCATCGCCTGGCGGATGACGGTCATCATGTAGTCGCCAGCCACGGCAACGAGGTGCTGGCCCTGGCGCGTCTGGATGCGATAGATGTACTGGCTCATGCGGCTCCCTCCTGGCTGCTGTAGCCCACCATGGGGCGCGGGCGGTGCGATTCGCGGCCCATGTACTGGAACGCGGCGCGGTCGAACCACAGCGCTATCGTTCCTTCCCACGCAGTCCCGCCGCGCTGCTTGCTCACGATCATGCGAACGTCCCCCTCGTCCTGATGCTTCGTCTCCGTGGCGGGATCCTTTTCAAGCCGCTCGTTCTCCCGCTCCTTCGGCTTGTTCCTCCATACGGTGATCACGTTGTCGGCCATATCGGTAAGCGAAGCGCCGCCTCGAACGTCCATCTTGTTGGGCGGGCGGTCTTCATCCATGCCTTTGCGGGGGTGGGCGACAAGGTGAACGTGAACGTCCATTTCGTGGGCGAAGTTGGTAAGGGCGTTGATGGCCTTTTTCTGGCCGTCGTAGTCCTCTTCACCGATACCGAGCTTGGCGAGCGAATCGACGATGAAATGCTTAACGCCGTAGCGCTTGGCCGCATACTTGAACGCGGAGAGCATTTCGATAATGTCAGCGCTATCAAGCTGGTCGTAGATCCAAAGGTTGCCGCGCATTGCGTCGAGAATGGCGTCGGCGAAAGCGTGGGAAGGGGTGCCAATGCCAGCGGCTTGGCGCACCATGCGCAGCAGGCTGATAGTGGGCTTCATTTCCATGGAAGCGATGCAGAACGGCACGCGCTCTTTGATCAGAGACGACACAGCAATGAAGCCCAGTAGTTGAGACTTGCCGTGACCGTTCCAGCCAGTCCATATCGTGGTTTCAGAACCACGCAGGCGGATTAAATGCTCTGCTTTGTCCCAAGGCAGCCCCAAGCCTCCGGTTTCCATTGGGTTGTCCAGCAGGTGGTGAAGCCCTTCGGCAAACGCATCAATGCCTACCAGTTTGTCAGGGTCGAGTGATTCGGCATTGGCGTAGCAGTCGGCTAGAACGTCATCAGGAATCGACGCCTGTAGGCATTCGTTCCAGTCTTTGGACGGAAGGCGAACGATCATGCAGCGCTCACGACCAAGGCGCTTAATAATCTCTTGCGTCCCCTCGTTGCCCGCCTCGTCGCTATCCATGGCGAGGTAGATCACATCGAATCGTTGCAGCCGGTCGTATTCGTATTCGATCCAGCGCTGTTTCTCACCAGCACCGCCACCAAACGGCACCGATAACGCCGGATAGCCGGATTGGGTGGCTGACATAGCGTCAATCTCGCCCTCGGTAATCGTTACCGTTCGAGCATTTGCTGGGATAGCCTGCCAGCCGAAAAGACAAGGCTCAGATTCTGCGGATGCGCGGATTTTCTTCTTGCCGTTTTCACGATCCAGGCCCAGCCACTTGAGAAATACCAGCTCGTTATCACGCAGGAAGGGGAAAACGATAAAGCGCCCATCCTCGGCAACGCGGAAAGTGTCGAGCGTGGCGTCAGTCAGGCCGCGCCCATGCAGGTATTCACGCACAGGGCTAGTTGGCTTGGGCTTGATAACCGATGCAGGGCGCTCAGGCCGCTTAAAGCTCTGCTTGGGCTTGGTAGTACGAACGCGGTCGCGGTCGTCTTTCACGCCCAGGTATTGCTTGGCCTGCTGGATAGCCTCCGGCAGCGACACGCGATTGACCGCCATGAACAGGTCGATCAGGTCGCCACCCTCGCCGGTTGAAAAGTCCTTCCATACGCCGGCCTTGGCGCCTGCCAGCACGACGCCCAGGCTCTGCCCGGCATCACCCTCGACGTTGCCGGCCTTCCACTCACCCGACGCTTTTTTTCCATTCGGCAGCAGGGTGCGAGCGACACGCTCGGCATCGTTGGCGAGCATCCGGCTTAGTTCTGAGGGAGTCATTTCGCGCCCCCTTTGGCCGGGGCCGGCACATAAATCTTGCTGCCGCTGTCGTCGTCGTGGTTACGGGCGGGGAATTGCGAGACGTTGCCGCCACGCTGGGCACGGAACTCGGCAGCCTTGGTCAGCCAGTTGCGGAAGGCGGCCTGCCAATCGACGTACTTGTTGCCCTTCGCCTGGTGGAAGCTGGTGAACTTGTCCAGCTCCACCTCCAGGCTGACGCCGAGGTCGATGGCTTTTGACCGGCACGTCTCGTTGGGCTTGAAGCCGTCAGGCAGAGCTGTTTTGCGTTTGGCCCGATTAGGGCCACTAGTCTCTGTTGTAGTCTCTGCTGTAATCTCTGTAATAGTTTGGCGCTTTCCGCCATCACAGCTTGGCGCTTTCGTGCAATCCAGTTTGGCGCTTTCCGCCATACTGGATTGGCGGGTTTGTGCAATCTGCCAAAGGTCGGCTTCTAGCGCTTCGCGGTTCAGCTTGTAGTAGACCTTGCAGGGTACGCCTCGGCGAACTTCGACAACGTAGCCTTTGGCGATCAGCCTTTTGCGGGCTGTCTCTTGCTCACGACGGGTCAGGCCAGTTTCGTCAGCCCACTCGCTCTGAGTCTTGTAGAACCAGCCGTCGGGGTTTTTGGTCCTGGTTGACCAGTAGACGCACTGCGATAGCATCAGGGCGCCAGTGATGCCGACGCCGAGGTCAACGAAGGCGCGGTTGAAGGCAATAGGGCGATCCAGCACGTTCAATATGCTCATACTTGGCGCCCCTTCTTGCGGTATTCTTCAAGGTGCATTAGGATTTCTCCTATCAGTGATGCTGATATGAAGCCCGGCATGCTCCCCAGCAGCGCCGGGCTTCCTCGTTATGCCGAGGACGTATCCGGTATCTCAACAAAGATGTCAGGGCGGATCTGGTCCGGCGACAGGCCGGTAATCCTGGCCACCTGGCCTACCCGCTCAGCGGGAACGCGCGACCACTGAGAAATGGCCTGCGACGAGATGCCCAGCGCCTCAGCCAGCGCTCCCGTTCCGCCTGAGGCTCGCAGCACGGTCATCTTAATTTTCTGAAATGCATTGCTGTCCATCGCGAACCCTCCTAGCCTGATGCTCATAGGGTAAGACATTCTTACAATAACAGCAAGGAGGCGTCATGATTTCTTACATTGATGAACCCTAGCTGGCCAGAACCGTATACGCCGGTCACTTCAAGCTGCCGCGTCATTGGCACTGTGGTTTTTGCCGGTAGCGAGGTGTAGCAAGCCGACGCTCTTATCGCTTACCAAGAAGCCGCCCACGAGGCGGTTTTTTGTGCCCTGAGAAAAGAAATGTCAGTTTCTCTTACATCCGGCCTTGACGGACAAGTAAGAATTGCTTACCTTGTGGTCATGGAAGGGCGCAGAGAGGTAAGCGCCAACGGGCATAGCCCGACGCTCTTTAACAATTCGCGATGCCTCCCCGGCTATACAGGGGCGACTGCCGGCAAGTGCCGAGCAGGCGATCACGACGCACCCTAGCGGGGCGTCAGGACATGCCGAGAGGCTGGCCCCTGGCGTAGCGCAATAGGCGGGTAGGCCCCGCTGAGCGCTGGCAGCAAGCGATGCTGCGTCGTGGCAGCAACACGCCATCCCTTGAGCGCATCAGGGGACATCGAAGTGACGGTTGAGAAGGCCGGGGGATCCCAGCCGTCCCAGCAAGATCTGGCAGCCGTCACCTCGATGCAAGCAAGCCCTTCGCCGCCGACGTGCGGCTTTTTCTTGGAGGTCAGTATGAGCGAGGAGCAACAATCCGCCATCGTTCCAATCACGAAACATGAACAGCGAATTCGAAATGATCTGCGCGCGACGATCCGCTACAAGCGCCGCACGGATATCGACCACCGCCTCGAGGATCTGCGGATGGAACGTCAATTGAATGAGGTGTGGCAATGAGCGCTCGATTCATCCTGCGAGAGCCCTGGCAGGGCCGCGTTATTCCCCGCCCCGATCTGGGGCTTTACACAAGCCGACGCTCGGCCAAGGCCGGCGCCAGTCGCCACGCATTGCCGTGCGATCTGATACACGCAGTAAGGAGGGCGTCATGAACGATATTCAGATGATCCTGATCGCCTGGATCTCCATCGTCATCGGCGGATTCGCCGTCTCGAGCTTTTTCCTCGACCGCAGAAACCGGAGGGATGAGAAATGAAACCCGAAAAATACAACATCAACGCCTGGCGTGCGATGTGTGGAGATCGCGCAAAGGGGCGGAAGCGTGACGCTCTTCAGCGGAAAAGAGCGTCATACCAACTGGCCTGTAACACGGGGAGTCTGATATGAGACATCAGCCGTCAGATTTGACGCCGTGGCGCCCGGGATGGTTAGCGACTGGGGCCGTGGGTTCGGTATCGGTGCCGGTGCATCACTCACGCCTAAAGGATGAGCTGAGCGTGGCGATGTCACGAGGTGATACAGCGACCGCACGGGCTATTGAGTTTTCTGAGTCAGCTCAATCCATCGCTGACGACGCCATCCAAAACCATATGACCAACACGATTAAATGAGGGTCACAACGATGACAATCATGAATGAATTACTGAGCCTCGCCGCGGCGATCCAGCGCCAATGCGGTCGCTATACGCACATCGATTTCAACATGCATGGCGATGGGCAAGTCAGCGTCGTGCTATCCGTCGCGACGGGATATTCCGGCGACAAGATTGCCTTTGACTGGTTCCGATCTGGCGAAAGGGACCAGATGACGCTTGCCGAGCTGCGCGATGCGATGGCGGATTACATCGTCGAGCATCGCCCACCGATCACCACATCGCCGGGCGCAACAATCGGCAGTGATGACGACCGTCGGCCGGCTAAGTGGACGGTTGAGCAGCTTGATCAGGCGATGAAGCGGCATGCTTATGAGAAGAGGGCAACAGCATGAACATGAAAATCGGCACAGACACCATCGCCCCGCGCCTCCCCTGGATGCACCCGGATGCGCTGGAAGAGCGCGACAACGATCGGGCCGCAAAAGCCCAGGCGCTCGAGGATTACGTCGAAAGCTGGGCCGACGACATGCTGATTCCCGACGCCATCGACTCGCCGATTCAGGCGCTCATCGAGCACGACAGCGGGCTACTACAGCGACTAGTCGCAGACTTTTGCAAGGGCGATGCGGCCGAGTTGGAGAGCACCGCAGGGGCTTTGGCGCGAGCGTTGATCGGGCATATCAAGGCCCAGGCATAAAATAATCCACCGAGGAAATCATCATGACTAAGAAAGAATTTATCACTAGCGCAGTAGCCTCAGTCGCTATTACTTGGCTGTTTCTCTTACTCTCTACCAAGGCTCACGCCGAGTATACGACAGAGATCTTCTGTAATCACCTTGCCGACATGGCCGAAGCTGTTGCGCTTGATCGCGACAATGGCGCTCCTCAGTACTTGACGGCAGCAACATTGATCGAGCGTGTCGATCCAGGTCCGCTGCTTAATTCGTACTTAGGGGTTGTAGAGGTCGTCTATATACAGCCGTACTTACCTCCCAGCGCCGAGGCGGGAATGACCTACATTCGGTGCATTGAAATGATGCCGTCTGGTTATGAGAAGTGAGAATTATACTTAGGAGGCGTTATGAAGAACGGAGACACTCCGATGAACCCGCTATACATACCAGCAGCGGGTGGTGGTTCGTACTCTCAAGGCATCACTAAGCGCGAGTTCATGGCTACTCAGATCATGGCTGGCTTCGCTGCTGACCCCGCGATGGATGACGTTAATATTGGGTGGTTGGGTGATTCCGCCGTCGCTTGGGCTGACGCTCTCCTTCTGGCGCTGCAGAAATAAAAAGCCCGCTCTCGTTTGGGGCGAGGGCGGGCCGAGATGATCCGAGACACGAATCGAGATGAGGATAACACCATGAGCAAGCAAGAGGCGATAGCCGCGCTGAATGATCAATGGGCCCAGGGGGACATCGACGCCGATGAGTACGAACTGGAGCGCAGAGCCATCGACTACGCCCACGGCGAGGCGATGAGCGCGCAGGACGACAGGAGGGTGGTGGCATGATCAAGTCAGACAGCATTGTCGAGTTGTCCAAGGCGCTCGCCGCAGCGCAGGGCGAGTTGACAAACGCCAGCAAGAACGCCAAGAACCCGCACTTCAAAAGTGATTATGCCGACCTGGGCGAGATCCTTAACGTGGTCCGCCCGGTTTTCTCCAAGCACGGCCTGGGCATCATGCAGATGCCGGATTATGAGGCCGGCATGGTGACAGTCAAGACGCTGGTGACTCATGCCAGCGGCGAGTATATCAGTAGTGATATAAGGCTACCGGTCGGCAAGCAAGACGCGCAAGGCGTGGGCGGGGCGATCACCTATGCTCGGCGCTACTCGTTGGCAGCGGTCGCCGGTATCGGCCAGGAAGACGACGACGGCAACAGTGCCGTCAATGGCAGTCAGCAGCGAGACCCCGCCGAGGTCGAGAGACAGCAGAGCCTCATGAAGGCCATGCACAAGCTTCAGCCGTCTATCCATGCTATCAAGCAGGGCATCGCAAGCGGAGACCTGGGCTCGGCAAGCGAGGCATGGGCAGAGCTAACAGACGACGAGAAACAGAGCATATGGGTGGCACCGACCAAGGGAGGGCCCTTCAGTACTGAAGAGCGCAAGACGATGCAAACCAAGGATTTCCGCGAAGCATATTTCGGCCCAGCAACACAGCCTGAGGAGGCAACGGTATGAGCAAAGTAGGAATTTCAGGAAAGATTGATGTCCAGAAAATACTTAAAGAACATCTTTTTAGTGGCTCGAAAGGAAAATACCTTGATATAACGATGTTCGTAAATCTTGACGAGCAAGGCCCGTATGGCGACAACGGCATGATAACCCAGAGCTGGAAGGGTCAGCAGAAAGGCGAAGGCCCGATTCTCGGAAATGCCACTGTATTTTGGCGTGACGACCAGCAGCAAAACCAGCAGCCGAACTATCAGGATGCACAGGCGCAATACGCGCAGCGCCAGGGGGCGCAGGGCCCAGCCCCGCTCGACGACTTCGACGACGAAATCCCATTTTGATGCAGCGCAGCAAAACATGATTCACGGCCGCCATTGAGCGGCCTTTTCTTTGGAGCAAGCGTGATGAGCTACGACATTTCTCTCGTTGATCCAGTAACTAGAGAGACCCTCGAGCTGGACGCTCCTCACCAGATGAGGGGCGGGACATACGCGGTCGGAGGGACTTGCGATGCGCACCTGAATATCACTTACAACTATGTCGGTACTTTCCAAGAATTGTTCGGGCCTAAAGGAATTAGGTTCCTGTATGGAAAAACTGGAGCATGGTCTTTACCACACCTGAAAGAAGGAGCGAGTTTGCTTGGTGATGACACGAGCGAGAATTATTGGGACGACACCGAGGGGAATGTAAAGCAGTCCATCCTTGGCTTGATAGCACTTGCTGAGCTGCGCCCAGATGGGGTATGGGAAGGCGACTAGGGAGCAATTGATCATGAAAGAAGCAGATAATTGGGTAGATGGCATCGAGGTTTTCTCGCACTTGGGCGAAATGGCGGCCTGGCAGAGCGAGGCCGACGAACTCTGGGAGGATATGATAGGGGATCTGGAATGAGCACAGCACCGCAGCAGCTCGACCCGGCATTCGAGCAACTGGTGGCGCGCAATGACGAGCTAATGGTCGAGAACGAATCGCTGGTAGCGGAGAACGATCGCTTGCGTGAAATCGCACGCCTTGCCGAGCGCTTCGCCCGAGCCAGGGGCCGCTATCACTCACAGAACGCCGCCTACGACCTAATGGAGGCATTCAACCTGCCGCGTGTGAGGCCGTTTGGCGGAGCACAAGGGCTGCGGGAACACGACCACAACCCCAGCGTGGACAGATGACTCTGCGCTGGCCCGACCCCTGGCTTCCCCCCATCAACTTACATAACGCCCCGGAGCAGGGGCGCGTGGAGAACAACATGACTTATGAAGAGCGAAAATCATCAGAAGTAGCTCGTGATGCAAGTGTAGAAGCCGAGGTTTTGCACCGAGCAATATGCGATCTTGAATCCGAGTTTGATCCTTGTCACCCGATAATCGAGCGGCTAGAAGAGATGTACCGCTACTACACTGAGGAGCAACAACATGACTTATGAAGAGCGAAAAGCAGAAGCGATGTCAATGACACTGGAAGAATTGATTTTCAACTACCACTGGGCCATGGATACCGCAGAGAATCGAAAGGCCACGATCATCAGTCTACAGTATCTTCTTGATGAGCGACATCTTCAGATTGAAGCGCTATACGATACCATTCAAGACCTAACAGACGGGCGCGATAAGTTAAAGACCGAAGTCAAACCAGAGCCGATCTCAAGCGTCGAAG